TCTGTTAACTATGTAATCTGCAGATTGACCAGCAAGTTTTGGGAAGACTGCCATACCTTGACCTTCTTGACCATGACAAGCTGCACAACCACTCCATAAACTTCTAATTTGACTAAACTCATCTAAGTTTGCAAGAGCTTGTTTTGCTTGTAACTGTTCTACCACAGTTCCGTTTAGTTCCACATACTCTGCATAACACATACCAGTGCAAGACTGATTACTGCTATATCCTGTGTACTCTAGGTTGGGGTAAATTTTAAGTGAAAAGAATGCAAATATTACCATGCATCCTACTAGTGACATTCCTAATTCTCTCATATCATTTGAATGTGTTGTTTGAATTTTTCCAAATCTCTAACTGCTCTTAAAGCTCCAGGCTCTCTGTCACTAAAGACCCATGATGTTAAGAGTATAAAAATAAATGTATATTTCATTTGGGGTTGTATATATAAATTGCTATTAGTATTATTACTTGTAAGGAAAGACCACTGACTAAGAACCATATATCAGACATTAGGTACCAACGCTGCGATAGACGCACAGAAAATCAGACAGAGAAATACTACCTCTGTCTGTTCTCGTAGTTTATGTAGTTTGTGCTTAAGCATTAACCAGCAGATGATAGAATAATCAAAAATGGTAACGCAAATGGAAGAGTCAATAGAACTAGAAATTCGATAGTGTCACAGATTTCACAAACGAATTTGTTATCTGAAACTTCTCTAGCTTTTCGCACCATGCTCTTTGCAAATAATGTTGCTGTGGACATAGTTTTCCTGTAAAGTTATATAAAAATTTTGTATATCCTGTTATAACCATGGATGATACGCACTTATTTAGACAAATAAAAAACCTAATGAATTGTTTTCTTCGGGTCGAAGTCTTCAATTTCAAAATCTTCTTCAATTAACTCTAAGTCTTCGGGGATTAGAGACTCCATTACTTTATTCAAGTAATCACGCCTCACATCGTCCGTGGTTATTTTTTGATTAGTTAAAGGGATTGATTGTGTTTCAACCATCTCCAACCATCTAGAGGAAGCCTCATCATAAAAGGGAATGAATTGTTGATTCATTACACTTCTATATAACACTTGGTCTACTGGTAACATAATAATTGGGTCTTCACTCAAGGGTGCATACGGATAAAACGTAGCAAGTGTATTGAGTTTGTCTTGAACAGTTAGTTGACATATCATAGGTAAAGTTATTTCAACACCGTTGTTTGTATCTCTTACCATACCTACAATCTCACTACCAGTCTTCAGCTTTACAACCTCGTACTTTCTGTTTGTTAAATCTTGTGGTGATGTCATTTTAAGTCGAACTGCCTTATCTCGTAGTTAAAGTTTTCCTCGTTGTATATATTTATACGTTCTTTAAGGTGATTGATAGTATGATTCTCACACTGCAAATCATCTGATATATCAAACAACCTCATGGAATCTTTACCATCGACCTTACGAAGACCTCTACCTATAGATTGAAGGTTTCTAATTCGACTTTTTGATGGTGATGCAAAGACAATATTGTCTATACGTTTAATGTTTACACCAGTTGAGAAGGTTCCGTATGATGCAAGTATGACATTGTCATCTGCCTTTTCTACATACTCTCTTACAGCCTCACGGTCTGCAACATCTGTACCACCGTAAACATAATGAAGCTTGTCACCCAGTCTTTTAAACATCTTTTGATGTAGTAGACTACCATGTTTCTCTACAAACTGAAACAATACTAAAGTATTTCCTTTCAGAGAATAGACAAGGTTGCATAAGAAGTCATTACGTAATTCATTTGATACTAGGTAATCCATCTCATCTTGGTATGACATTTTCTTTTGTTTTGTATGACGGAGTATGACACAATCTATAGAAAGATTTGCAATCGTACCTTTGTCCATTAATTCTTTTGTTGATATGACTTTCTTGACTGGGCCAAACAAACCTTCTAGTTGTAATCTATGTACTTCTGTTCCGTCTAGTGTACCAGTACAACCAATTCGTACTGCAGTAGTCTTCATCTTCTCAAGAATACCTTTCAATACGTTTGCTTTAAATAGATGTGCTTCGTCTCCTATAACTACATCAAACGATTGCATGACTTCTTTAGGTGCTTTACTAAAACTTTGCCATGTTGATATCGTAATGTCAGAAGGGAAAACAGGTTTACCACTATAAATTTTACATATCTCTTTATCATATCCATACTCCTTAAAGTCTCCTGCCATCTGTTCCACTAATGATGTAGTAGGAACAATTATTATTGTTTTCATGTTATAGTATCTGGCCAACATATAAATGATAAGAGACTTACCACTTGCAGTGGGTGATAACAATAGTTGTCTACCGTACTTAACTGTGGACTCAAATGCATCTATCTGATAGTCTCTAGGTTCAAACGGTAAGTTTAAATCTTTGATGTTCCAATCTTTTAATTTGTGTTTATGTCCAATGACATCACCAATACCAGCAAATGCATATCCTCTTTCTCTACAGAACTCATCTACGTATGGTAGTAATCCAATATAAATTTTGTGTGTTTTGATTGAGAAAAGATATACCTTACCATCCCACCATTTGTTCTTATAACTTGGCATGAATTTTGCGTTTGGTACGGTAAAGGAAAAGTAATCATGTAGGTCTTTGGCTAAACCATCATCACAGTCTACCCTCATGAAACACTCATCTACCTTCGAGACTGTGACTTTCATTTTATTTGTATGGATATCCTATGAACCATCCCACTAGGGAAGTTCTACATCCTTGTGTAACTGGTGTTACTTGATGGTGTACAAATGAAGGGAACAATACTAATGAACCTTTTTGTTTTGCAGAATTTGGAATCTGTCTATAATAATCTCTCATGTCTCTTGTATAATCATTAGGTGTGAGTGTATCCTTTGCACGGACATCTTCTATCCATTGAAAGTTACCACCCTCATATTCATCGGGGTCTGTTAACTGTAGAGAGAAACTTAGTTTTCTAATCATACCACTATTTGCATATGGTTCATCACTAGCATCTGTATGCCATGTGTAGAACCCACCACGTGAACCTTGTTTTGCATGATAGGTTGTATGTTGCAATGGTTCTACATTTTCTATCTCAACATTCCAACCACTTTGCTTCATTCCCATTGTTACTGCATCATTAATCTTTGTCCAAACATCACCTAAGTTTTCTTGTGCATTACCAAAAATCCATCTAATATCAGATGCTCTAATATTATCTACAACCTTACCACCGTCTCCACCAGCAGCTCTTTCTTTACCCCTGTCTTCTCCATCGGGGTCTAAGTCTAGTCTTCCACCTTGCCCAACTGCACCTTCCTCTAGAGGAAACTCCATTGCCTTACCATTAATAAATTCAACTTCGTCTGAAGTTAGTAGTGAGGGGTATGTCCATAAGTGATTTTTTAGATTCATTATTGTCCAGCCATAAACTTTCTCCAATCGATAGTGTTCTTAATCGTTTGGTGTCTCCATGTTATGTTCTGCATACATTCTTTGAGAAAGTCTACAGTAACCTTGAGGTACTCAATCTTTGCATTGAGTTCTTGTAAATCTTTATCTGCGTTGAAGAAGATACTCATATCGTTCTTCATTATTTTTAAACCATTGAATGGGTCGGGTTCCCAACCTAATTCTTTAATTCTATCGTCATCCATTTTTCCATTGAACCACAACCACTTATCTTTAAGTAAAGAGTTATAATTTTCTTGGTATTTTTTAAGGACTAGAATCTTACTGGTAAGTAAGTCTTGATATTTTGCATGGAGTTGAGGAACAGCCAAGGATGCTGTATCCAATTCAATGTCATCTATTTCACAGTCATTTGCCCATTGGGCTTTCAATTCATCTAAAGTCATAATGTATATTATACCACAAAAGGTGGGTTTTAACTAGTGGTTTCTATGTCGTAGTAAGTAAACTTAAATTCAATAGTGGCTACTACAGCCTCTCCGTCTGCACCCGATTCAAACTCTAAACCACTCAAACTGATTGGGAAACAGTCATGAAATCTAAAGTATTTATTAGGTATATTTTTGTTGGTTGTTGTAATCAAAGTTATGTCTGACATCTCTTTATCAGTTCCACCTAGGGATGCAGAGGTACCAGTTGCAGTTTGTTTACTACCAACATAGGATGCATAATCAGATGGGTCTTTGATTGGTACGATTGCATTCATCCAATCATATACTTCTTTAAAGTTTGATAAGTCTTCATCGACTAAGAAATCTACTGAGAGATTTTCAAACGTAACCTTGTCGCCTGGAAAATATGCATCCAATCCAACACCAGCACCTTGTGCAATTTCTGTAAACTGCACGCCAGGAATATTACACTTCTTAATATAGTATTCTGTTGTGGGTATCTTATCAATAAGAAGTCTAAAATTATTCTTATTGAGAATGGATTTATTAATATCAACCATGTACTCTAGTTATCCTTTTGTTAGAGGTAGTGTCATGATAGTCTTCTCCTCTATACTCTCTTGTTGTTGTTTCTTCACAAAGATATCCATCTTTTATGAATGTTGTAATGGTCTTGCGACTCAATACATTTGTTGTTTCAACTCCATTAGGAAAAACTGATTTCTCCCATGGGCCTTCTTTCACATTGATTTGTTTATCGTACATAATATTTCTCTTTAAAGGGGATGAATAATTCATCCCACAATAGTATTTAGGTTACTTCTCAGTTACAAACTCATTAAGTTGTCTTGCAGTTCTAATAACCTCTTCACCAGTGATTTCTCTTAGTGGTAAAGGTTTCTTATCATTTGGGAATGAATCGTTGTGTGCATAGATAGCGTCAACTTCCCTCTGATAATTAGAGGTCAAAAGACCTTCTGCTTGTGATAATAAGTCGGCTCTGATTTCGAACCCCGATTTTGAATTACTCATATTTTCTCCTGTGTGTGTATGTGTAATGTACTGTATTGTACCTTGTATTTATGGTGTTTGGATATGCCAGAACCTACGGAAGTGAACATAATTTGGTGGTATGGATGCATGTTTGACTGGTTGGTTTGGGTTTTTAGGATGTACATCTTCCAGTGTCCAATCGTATACATCTCTTCTATACACTTCGTTAGGTACGATTATACCAAAGTCGGTATTCAAATCTTCATCATCGTACCTTGTATAAGTCTTACCTATCTCGTCTAAGTATGTTTCTACATGAGTATCATTGAACGTAGCTTCCCACATATCAAACCCATTAAATATCCTAGAATTTTTTTTCTGCATGCCTGTATCTACCCAAACTGTAGACATCTCTTCTTGTCTGAACCACGGTTCAGCTGTTGGTAATGTATTAACTGCAGTTTCCAAAAACATTTCGTCTGCATGATTGAATGCTCTTCTCAAATCATCATATATATTTTGGACATGATATAGAGTACCAAAGTGAATAATCAAATCCCACTTTCTATTAAATGACCACTCTTCATTATGATTGATACACAACTTCTCTGAGTCTGTTTCTATGGAATCCAGTAGTTCTTGTCTTGCATCTGCATAGGAAACCGTTGCACCTAGTTTCTCAAAGTGTCTACCAATCAATCCATGTGCAGTTCCTAGTTCTAGGATAGTCTTCCCATCAAACCAGTCTTCGCCTTTACAATCAATAACTTTTTGAACTCTTTTTTCTGTTGGTAGGTACATTGTATCTATTTGACCTGTAGTTTCATTCTTCCATTTAAAGAAACCTTCCAACCCTTCACCATACTTAATCATCTTCATACAGGTATTTATCGCCAAAAAAAACCCCTCGTGAGAGGGGTTTTTAGTATTCCCGAAGGAATTAGAACCGAAGTCCTTACAGAATGTTTGACACTGCAAATTTTCTGTAGTACTGGTTAGTACCTGCTGATGCAAGTCCGTTTGCTGGTGTAGCACCGACAAATGGATTTGAAACCATACCATATCTAGTTTTGAAACCGATTTTTGGTTGGAATGTGTTCTCGCCAACTGCACGAACCATTTGTAATGGAACGTAAGGGCAATAGAACATACCTGCATCATAAGGGTTA